AAGATCTGTACCAACATCTACCATGTCGTTTACTGTTCTGGCGGTAGAAATTATGAGATTGTCTATGTCTACGCCTAGCAATCGTGCCCATTCTTGATCGAACGTCATTTCTGCATCTATCCATGCGCACACCTTTCCTTCCGCCTGAGCCTTGCCTATTGTTTGAAGCAAGAAAGACGACTTGCCGCTTGACTTATTGCCCCATACAAGAATTTGACGACCGTATGGAAGGCCACCATTAAGTGCTCTATTTAGCCCATAACTTGGAGTTGAGGCAAACTGAATCTGCTCAATCTCTGATCCAAGGGCGATCTTCTTACGCAACTTTGGATTAAGATTTGCAAGAACTTCTTCTACGCTCACGCAAGTACTCCATGCATCTTTGGACGAGAAAGATTCTTTTCCACCTTGGCCTGAAAGTGTTGCTGCAATGATTCTTTAGTATATCCTTCTGTAGATAGACCACCATAAAGGTCAAGAAGTCTAACTAGAATATCTGCCATTTCTTCAACAACCTGATCATCACCCTTTTCCTTACGCATTGCTTCTGTTACTTCACTGACCTCAGTATTAATCATCTGAAGTTGCTTTAGATAAAATATAATATGATCTTGCTTATCCATTCGTGATAGTGGCTCCCAAAATCCTTTATCTCTAGCATGTGCATTCAAAGTGAATGCGGTATCGTCTAAATCGTTAAGCACTGTTCTCCTTAAATTGATGAGAGTATACTCTCTTTATCCATTCTAAAAAATCTTGTATATCATGATCCCACTTTGCTTGATTACAATACGAGCAGCATGAAACCACATTTTTTATCTCATATCCACGCGAAGAATCTATTCTATCTATTCCTGACATAGGAAACTTAAAGTTCCAGCGTTTATGGTGAGATGGCCTCATTTCTGGTTTTGCATCACAATAGTAGCAGTTTTGTTGCGTTATGTCAAGAAACATATCATAATCCATTTCCCAACTTAGATTGCGTTTTTTGGCTGCTTGTATATAACTTTGATATCTCCACTTATATTCAGAATCTGCTCCATCTCTTCTTCTTGAGCAGTGACAACCTCCGCCACGGCCCTTAAGTATCACGTTAACATGTGATGATTTTAATTTTCTTTCTGCATTACAGTTTTGACAAGTTCCATAAAACATCATAGACGTTCTCTTGTAGTATGGTTCAATTTGCTTTTTATTTATTAAAACTGTTCCAACAATGTCGCCAACATTTATATCTTTAGATGTTTTCATACTATAATTATATCACAAATGCCGAATTGCTAATTAGCATTCGTCATACCACTATGTCTTGAAAAATAAGATCATCGTCCTTGTTAACGCTGTAGTTAATCTTATATGTTGACCCAGCCTCTAATCCGACGTATGCTTTAGGAAAGGCACTTGGAAAAACAACCAGGCTTAACAGTTCTCTTCCAGAATCGACTAAGATCAAGGTAGCCATTCTTTTATTGGTTTTTGTTACTCTAGGTTTAAATGCCAACACAAAATACTCATCTTGTCCATAAGGCAACTGCTTATAGTTTAAAAATCTAATGAGCGGAGACTTGCTTTCTCGTATCTCATCAACAGGAACCGCTTCCACGATTCTGTTAGATCCAACAAGAACAATATAAGTGCGACCTGCTTCGATGGATGTTTCTTCTTCATCAAATATACCTATGCTTCCTGTACTGTCTAGAAACTCTACACGGCTCCATCCCTTACCACGTTTGATGCTGCGAGCAAGTCCCATAAGAATGAATGCTCCCTTTTCATCAAAATCATCAATGGTAGTAATATATGCATGATAATGCTGAGGAACATTGCTTGTAAATTCTGGTAGATTTAGATATTCATATAGATTTTCTCTAATCTTTTCATCATCTCTAGGATTGTCTGGAAATGTCAATGCTCCTACAGCATTGAGCGATGAAAGTGCTCTGCTGTTTACACCATTTCCTTTTGTGAAAGTAAACTCTTCAACTTCTTTATAAGAATTAAATGGCCTTCCTTCAATATATCTTCCAGCGATCTTATCAGAAATAAACTTAATTGCAGCCAGCCCAAATCTAATTCCCTTTCCCTCAATCTTAAAATCAATATCAGAATCATTTATGTGTGGTAGGCGCAATGGAATTCCCATACGCTTTGCCTCAATAAGATACTCTGTACGAGCATCCTTATCTTTTTCATTCTTAAGAAGGGCGAACATAAACTCTAGTGGATAGTAATACTTTAGCCATGCCGTCCAGTACGAGAGCGTTGAGTAAGCAACAGCATGGGATTTATTAAACGAATAGCCTGCGTGTGCTTCAAAGTCATGCCACATTTTTTCAGCAGCAGCCCCGCCAAGTGGCCCAGTCGCATTCCTAACAAATAACTCTTTGAACTGGTCAAATTCTCTGGCATCCTTCTTCTTTCCAATAATCTTACGAACCTTGTCTGCCTCAGCCATAGTCATTCCGCCAAGCCTGACACAAGCAAGCATAACTTGCTCTTGATATAGAATTGTACCGTATGTATCTTCAGTAAACTCCTTCAATATTGGGCTTGTATAAGTAATTGACTGCTTGCCACGCTTACGTTCAATATAATCTTTACCAATAGTGTTCATAGCACCTGGACGCACAAGAGCATTAGAAGCAACGAGTTCATCAAACTTATTAACACCCATCTTTACAAGAAGATTTGTGTATGGTGCTGCTTCACATTGAAATACCCCCTTAGTATGTCCATCAGAAAGCATGGCATAAATATTAGAATCTTCCATGTCTATGCTGTTTAAATTTGGCCTTTTGCCATGACGATCCTCAATGATGCTGAGGGTGTCATTAATAACGGTAAGAGTTTTTAGTCCAAGAGCATCTATCTTAATAAGACCAATATCTGCTGCTTCTTCCATATCTACTGCGACCACTGGAATACGTCCATCAGATCCAGTTACCGAACGTGTTTCCATTGGTGCTATCTTAGAAATAGGAATCTTTGATGTAACAACACCAGCAGCGTGGACTCCTGTTCCACGAATTCTGCCCCTGAGTTGATCTCCATAAATTTCTACTTCTGGATATTTTTCACGGAACCACGCAGTATTTTTAGATGTTATATATTCTTCCCATGTATCCACTGTCTTAAGCGCACGGTTAACATCAGGCAATGGAATGTTGAGACAACGAGATACATCTCGCACAACTCCCTTGTCCTTGAACTGCAAGAATGTTGCAATAGATGCGACATGACGATACTGCCTTTCTAGATAATCCTTTACTTCCTCACGACGGCTATCCTGAATATCAGAATCAATATCTGGAAAATCATTACGTTCTGGATTGATAAACCTAAAGAATAGAAGTCCATGCTTTAATGGGTCAATGTCTGTAATTCCCAAGGTATAGCATAGAAGAGATCCTGCTGAACTACCGCGTCCTGGGCCTACCATAATTCCATTCTTTTTTGCCCAATTAAGCATATTACGAACAACAATAAAGTATGAGGCAAACTTCTTTTCCTTAATAATTTCTAACTCTTCTTCAAGACGATCAACATATTCTTGATTAGTATCTAAATTGTTGGCTTTCAACCAAGCATATGCATCTTTTCTAATCTGTGCATCTGGATCACGATGTTCTGCTGGAAGAAGATTAAGGTTTCTACTAATCGTATAATCTTCAATTTTGTCTGCTACCTCAAGAGTATTGGTAAACATATCTTCTCTAAACCCACCATTATTTTCCATTGACTCACGCATTTCATCAGCAGACAAAAGATGAATATCAAATTTATTAAAACTCATCATACGATCACGACCATAAAGATAGTCAAGGCGATCCATCATGCTATCAAATTTCTTTGACTTGTCATAGGAAATATCTTTTTCTAACTTAGCATGAGTGTTGAGAATAAGCATCATCTCTTGAATCTCTTTTTGATCTACCGTTGCATGATGGCAGTCTGGGGTAACAACAATCTTATATCCACCAGCATCTGCTAGTTCAACAAGAGCCTTATTCATTTCTGGTGGGTTATGAGGCATAACTTCTACATAAAAATCATCGCCAAATGCATCACCAAACCATTGCAGATGCTTCTTTGCTACTGCAAACTCATCTGCCTCAATAGCCTTATTAATAAGTCCAGACATACAGGCTGAGGTAACAATAAGTCCATTACGATACTTTTCTAAAATCTCAAAGTCAATTCTTGGTTTCTTATAAAAGCCTTCATTCCAAGCAATCTCATTTAGTTTGCCCAGATTTTCTAGTCCTTCATCATTCTTTGCAAGAATAACAATATGATTATATACAAGATCAAGTGGAGTAGTTCTCTCCGTCTTGTCTCTTTTATCAAATCTATCAGCAGTAATATATCCTTCAATACCTAGAATAGGCTTGATGCCTGCTTCTTTTGCAGCACGATACATTGGTCTATGACCAGACAATGTTCCATGATCTGTGATTGCTATGGAGGTCATGCCTACTTCTAGTGCCCTAGAAACATATTCTTCTGGTGTTGCTACGCCATCCATTTGACTAAAATGTGTGTGTACATGTAGTGGAGCATATTGCATTAGCGATACTTCTTTCTTTGCCAATAGATTCTTTTATATGGGTTTGGAGATATCTTTTTTAGATTAAAATCAATAGCCTTCATGTTTTCTACATCTGGCTCTGTAATTTCAGATTCCCACGACTCTCTTTTATATGGAAAAACCTGTAACATTGGAGTGCCTTTTGGAACGACCCCAGAAAAACCATTTTTAAAATGAAAGTTATAGTGAGATCTTGTTGGCAATTTATCTGTGTCAACAATTGCAGAGGATGTATAAAATGGTAGATCCATTCTATGCCATGGATGAGCAAATATTGTACTGTATCCCTCTTCTGTTCTTACACCCCAGAAAGTCTGAATTTTTATAATGTCTGGATGAAAATCTTGCATTGCTTCATATCCCTCTGTTTGCTTTCTTACATGACCACCCAAAATAAAGGAACTAGTTTCTTCTTTTTTTAATCCAAAATTTTCAAACTCATATTTAATATATGGTCCAGAAGCATCAACATATATGTCTGTTGGTAAATAAAATGTATATCCGCTATACATAATATCGCTTATTCCTGGACAATTTTTTGCAGTGCCAATTCTTCTAAAATTATGCATAGTATATCTATCCATATTTTTCCACCAGTCTGGCAAAGCATGTGATGAAACAGTAGGCTTTATGATATTTAGATCTGGCCTCATTTCTTCAAAATAAATCTTAGGCATCAAGACTCCTTAGTAAAGGTGGGGGCAGAGTTTGTCTACCCCCACCAAATAAACTACCAATCAATATTTGCTGAAGAACCAGATGATACTGGGCTGTCAAATCCCAGATAGAAGTTCTCCTGCTCTGCGTATGGAACCTCACGAACAACCTTTTCTAGGTTGAATGGCTCAACATCCTTCCAACTGAATGGTTCTGAATCTGGAGTAGTAGGAAGCAAAACATATGTAGTGTCTGTTCCTGTACCCTGACGCTTGATACGCCACTGTAGGTTGCTGATGCTGCCTGTATCTAGTGCGTATTCACGAATGCTATTGAAAGCAGATTGCTTTCCTACACCCTGTGACCATACTGCAACATATGGATCTTCTACACCATCATCAATGAGAAGATTGGTATAGAAGCGAAGTCGTGGCCTCCACGATCCTCCACGCTTTCGATCTTCCATAGTTTCCTTGCGAGCCATCTCACATCCAAAGCAACGACCTTCTGTGTCCTGAGTACACACAGCCTTGCGCTTATAGTCCTTTGGATTTGTATGCTCTGAAACTACAATGGCAACATCTCTCTTTTCATCATAGTTTGGTGAATCTGTATCAAGTTCATTAACAAAACGAACCTTAGCAGACTGACCATCTTCCAACTTGAGCCAGCGAACCTTGATGCCGCCTGACTCTGCTGCTGCCTTGGGCTTATCAATGGCCTGTTCCATGGCCTTTAGTCCCTTCATAATTCCCATTTTTTCTCCTTATAGTAATGCAAATAATGGATCTGATATTTTTGTGTTTAGTTTTTGTATATCATCATCCGTCATATCTCCAATATCCTTGAATCGTGACGGAATATTAATGAGTGTGGCACGCTTTCCAAGACGTTCTAGAATCTTTTCTTGCATACCCTTTCCAGCATCATCATTGTCTCCAATGATTATAGCGTTATTAAAGTACTTTGTCAATAGATCTGTTTGTGCTCTAGAGACATTTGCTCCAAGTGTTGCTACTGCTGGAATACCGTTTTGATCTAATCTAATAGCATCAAATGATGATTCTACCACATAGACAGAATCATGCTTTTTTGCACGATGTAGATTAAACAAAATCTTTGACTTAGGCAGACCTGGAGTGTTTTTAAACTCCTTGCCTTCAATTGATCTGGCTACAAATCCCACCATAATTGAGCCATCTGGATTATAAATAGGTATAGTCACCATATCCTGATTATTAGAATATCCCAATAGATGTGTCTTAACAGATCCCTCTGATATTCTTCTACCCTCGAAATATCTCATTGCTCTTGGAGATTCAAGTGCTTGAGAGTGCAATCTACGAATTAACAAATCATCATATGGCTTATAATCAGGTTCAGCAATGAGGCTCTTATTTATTAGACCAACAACGTCTGTTTCTGTAGCCATAGAATCAATAAATCTAAGTGCCTCAAAATATCCCTTTTGAGTTACAAACATAACAACTTCTACTAAAGACTTAGATGTTTGACAAGAAAAACAGAAAAACGTTCCTTTTTCCTTATTTACCTCTGCGGCAGGCGTTCGATAGTTATTGTGAAATGGGCAGAAAACTATATATTCAGATTCTACTTCTGATTCGATTGAGATTCCTGATCCAGAGAGGATTGCCCTGGTTTGTTCTGCTGTATATATATCGGCTTGATTCCGTCTAAAGCCTGTATCCATTCTGCATTCCTTTTCCCTACAAAAGTACCATAAACTGATAATTTAAAGTTATAACATTTGCCATTATATTCGATTGTAAACTGTGGGTCAATATCTAATCTTGGTGCATATCCTTGTAGTTTCATTTGAGTGTTTAGTATATTTATATATTCTTGTTTTAATCTTGGTATAAATGAATCATCATGAATCTGTCCGTCTAGATAAAAACGTTTAACAGATTTATGTATGAAGTTGTTCATGCACTAATTATACATGATTACTCAAAATCTTTATAAATAAATCTACCACTATCAAAATCTACTTGAACCATAAACTCACCAAGATATCCATTACGATTCTTTCTAAATACCGCCTCAAGAACATCGCTATTTGGAGCACGACCAAGGGCTAAGAGCCAGTCAGCGTCATAAGCAATCTGTCGTGACCAAGATGTTTGACCAAGCGTAGGAACGCTGTTCATGTCTGTAACATCATCTGGAGTAGCAGAAGAAATAGCAACAATAGGAATCTGTTCTGAGATAGCAAGCAACTTCAATTCACGACTAAGATTCTTCATCTTAACAACTTCATTATCTGTACGAGTATTGCTTGTCATAAGATTTAAGTAATCAACAAAAACTATATCTGGTTTGTATTGATCAATCTTTCCTCGCAAAACACTAGGAGATACTTCCCCAACACCATCGTTAGAAATGATGTGAATTGATGGCTTATTGGTAAATTCTTTTGTTGCCCATCGTTGAAACATATCAAGTTCTACCTGACCAGCGGATAGTTTGCGATGACTCCAAATACCCTGACCAATAATAGCAAAAATACGATTGCGTACCTCTGCCTCAGTCATCTCTAGAGAAACGATTAGTGGCGATTTTCCGTTTTTCCAAGCCTGAACAGCGAGATAAAGAGCCATCCAAGACTTACCGATAGCAGGATAGGCCAAAAGTACTCCCAGTTGTCCAGGCGTGATTCCCGCTGGTAGGTAGTTGTCGAATCCCGCAAGCCCTGTATAAATACCATGTGATCCACTTTCTTGTAATTCTTTTATTTGTTGAAAATATGCCATAGCATCATCAACATCTGTTACGTCAAGATCTCTAATGTCTGCTGTAGCCTTTTTTAGATTTGCTGTTTCATTAATTAGTGTATTGAGGGCATCAACATTTCTACCCTCTTTTACTTCTTGAGCAGCAGATCTAAGCATCATTGTTAAACCATCATTAAGATAGTCAGACCTTAGTTCATCAAGATGATGCTTTGTCGATCCAACATCATCTATATAGTCAAAATCAGAAAATTTCTGCTTTACGATATTTAATGGAGGAACTGATTGATTCTTCTCATAATAATTTCTAATAAACTCCCAAATATCTGTATGGGTTCTAAGCATGGTATCAGCATTTGCCTGAAGCAAAACATGAACTTGCTTATCCTTTAATACAGCAGAAATAACCTTATCTTCTAGACTCACTTAGATAACCACTCCTTAGCCATTGCACGCCTTTCAGCACGCAACCTATCGTCTTCTTTCTTGTCAGCAATAGATTGTAACAGACGATCTACATTATTCGCAAACCCCTTCCATGTTGGACGAGAGTTTATTTTAAAATAATACTCCATAGCATCATAAATATCCTGAATAGGAAAAGATTCTAGTAGTGCGTCTGCTGCCCACTGCTCATTATATTTATTAATCTTAGGTATGTCAATATTGTTTTGTTTACAATGCTTTTCATACCTGCTCAAAAGAGCAAAACGATCTTTACGGTCAACCATTATAGTGTGGTAGAAATCGTTGCAGTAACGTTATAGTGTCCATCATCATCATATCCAATATTGATGGATGTAAGCATTGTATTCTGATTACGATATGTCATTTTATTAACTAGTTTTGCTATCCTCTTAAGTGCCTTCCCAGGATTCTTATCATATGCACAAATTAGTTCTGCATATTCTCCTGTTGCCATATATGCTCTTTTCATGCTAATTCTTCCTTTGCTTCATTGAGTTTTTCAATCAGTTGTTCTTCAACAAATGCATATATCCGATTTGATGCTTCCTTTGTTGATTCATTATCACGAACATAATCTGCTACCTGACAATCAAGTCTTAGTGACTGAAAATTGCCAGTATTCATTGTGTAGCCTAAAGTCCAGGTTACTCTGGTTGGCTCCATAAAACTACCTTTCTCTATATTGTTTCGCTAAATATTGGTATGAAGTTACCATTTTCATCTTTAACATAAAGAAGGATACCATCTCCCATTGCATAACGCAACTCCTGTTCTGTAGGAGTTTTATTATTTGTAATGAGTCCATCCTTTCTAGGCTGTCCTTGATGAATCATGGACATTGCTCTTCTAGCCTCCATTATAGTCTCTTCTGAATAATATGACAAGTGGTGAAACGCCCTTTTTCCTCCAGGAAGTTCCCCCATTGGCTCTGGAATTATTCCCTTTTTTACTAATCTTGGAATATGTTTAACGTGACAGTTAAGTAGTTGAGCAGTCTCTTTTACTGTAAAAGCCTTTTTTCTTTTTCTTTTAAATTCAACAATGGTAGTCGTCATCATTTCATCTTTTGTTTTATTATATAAAGTAACAATACCAGCAGATCTACTGGTATGAATTATGCGTACAAGATCACCATTTAAAAACCAAATTTTTGTTCTTGGTTTTATTACAGGCTTGATATTGAGATTGCCGCTCTCATCTGCTCCATTTTTAGAAGCCATTGTGCTTCCTTATCATCTAATCCGAAATTGTGGTAAAACTTTCTTTTTCCACAAACAATGCAGAATGTTTCAAGGTGATTTTGAGAACTAAAAGATCTATCAACAAAAACTCGCCCTTTACATTTACTGCATTTTAACATGCCGATAATTATACCATTACTCTGGAACGCCTATGGCAATAACGTTGATTGCTATATCTACCTGACCAGACGAATTAAATCTAACAAATCCATCAATTCTTGATGTAGTAATAGAACTAAGTACAGCAATAACGTCATTGCTTGCAATACTAGTACCAGTATTTACTGGTGTTACTGTAACAATCGGAGGATATTTAAACCCTACTCCAGAAATATCAAATGAGAACTCTCTTGTATCCCCCTGAGATACCTGCAATTGCTGTGGAAGATCTACAAAAGATGCATAAAACTTAGTATCTGATGTTCTTAGGTCTTGTTTTTGTGCTTCTCTACTATATACCGTGGTATATTTTTCTGAAGAAGCATCAATTTGATCAGCAACATCATTAATTGCTGATACCATCTGATAGATATATGGAACGTCTATTGGTTGTCCACGATCTGGTGTTGGTAATCTTGCCATCTTTTCTCCTAATCAATTATATCATTAGACAGGGTTAAAGTTATAATTAGAATAAAGCAAAAAATCACAAACTGTACAATCTGCCCATGTAAAAAATCCAACATCATTGGTATTTGATGTTATATCAATTTTATTTGTATCATTAATAGAATCATTATATGTTGGATGTAAGGTCATTGTAGTATCTGTAAGCATTCTTGCATAGTAATATGAATCATCAGAAAGCCCCCCGACTGGAGTTGTTGATTCGTAATGAATTCTGTACCCTGTTTTAAATACATTTTCTGGCAATGTAATAACATCTGTAGAAAGATTAATTAATGCAGCACTATTGCTTTGATCAATATCATACATTGCTCTTCTATAAATTGGCGTACCTGGCCTATAAACCTCAATGCTTAGATGATCTAGTCCAGCAGGCGAGGTTGGCTTGATCAAACTAATTGATGTTGCAGAAATTCTTTCTTTATACTGCCAAGTTCCATTTGTTGGATCAGTTCCCCAGCGTACCCAAAGATCGTATTCAGAAAGTTCTCCAATGCTTGTTGAATCTTTTTCAATACCAACTGGATTCCATACTGCTATAGAATATCCAGTATGTTTTTCAATAATTAAATCTCCACTAGGAATATATGTTAAACCTGGATCTATAGAAAATATTGGTGACCAATAAGAGAATCTATTTCTGTCTTCTGTCGTTATTCTAAAACGAACACCATATTTTTTTGTAAAAACATTAATGTCTGGTAAATTTTCTTTAGGAATTATGATTTTTTTAGACATTATGAAACACCTAATGCAAATCTAAACTCAACATAATTGTTGGTATTATCATATTTGATAACTGGATAAGCATTAGAATTTTGTATAGGAGAATAGCCAACCATCTTATATAGAGGATTTTCGGTAGAAACATTGTCTAATCTTAATCCATCAAGAGCAATATAGTGATCTGGAGATCCAATAACTTCTCCTCCATCTTGTACCCCTATAAAACAAAATATTCTCGCTACACGAATTTGAGTAGAGGTAAAATCTTGAGTAGTAATAAGATCAGATATTGGTATTCTAAAAGATTTATAGTTGTTGTAGTATGTTGTGCCGCCAACTGTTTCATAAAACTCTGATCCATCAAGATATATTTCCATTTTTGCGTAACCTATTTCTGGAGCAACTTCGTTTCTAAAAAACTCAACAAGAATTTTTACATACTCTACTCCTCCATCACCAGCAGCAGTTTTATCAACTATACTAAATGCTAATGCTAGTTCATCATCTGGACTATTTTGACTAATATCAAAATTAA